CGACTCTGGGGGAGTCCCAGACGTCGCCTGTTGGGGCCCCTTCGAGGAATCTTGTCGATCCCGCAACGACTCTGCCAACCGACTAAACCCTTCATTGAGAGCCGACTCCGTCTTCTGCGAGGACCCAATTTGGGTCTGTAATTCCGTTACTCGATTGAGCAATTCATCGAGGTTGGGTCCATCACTCCGAGTGACTTCATCGTCGGGCGGTATCTCATCCCGACCCTCCACAAGGACCGTAAATTCTTCGGGGGAATCGTCGTCCAATTGCGAATCATTGGAATCCTCAATGGAAACATCGTCCTCATCGTCTACGTCCACTACATCAACGCCTTCTTGTATGGCCATTCTGTTCCTCCTCCATTACCATGTTTTGCAGGTCAATTAGACGTCCTATGAACGTCTCCAACGTTTGGACGGCACCTTGGTGCCGCCACACTTCCATAACATCATCAGATTGCAGGACCAAGCGGACCTCCTCCTCCATTTTGTCCTTGATCAGCGCCTTGAAAAAGTGCATCAGGAGGGGGTCCCCCAGCCATTCCCGCTGCTCCGGGGTTAGCTTCCATTGTTCCGGTTTCGAGTGCTCCATTAAAACCTTTGCGATTGCGATTGCGATTGCGATTGCGATTTGAGACTTTGCAACAAACTTCGTTTTTGCTCGTCAAGCATCGATAGCATCATTTCGACATCCCTGATGTAGGGAACGTAATCCCCAGTATCCGATTGACCCATCAATTGGAGCGTCTCCTCCATGACCTTGGTCTTACCGACGTAAATGCGCAGGGCAAACTGCTTCATTTCTTCGGGGACTTCGGGACTCACCAACACTTGCATATATTGCATGACTTCGTTGGCATACATGCTGTACAATTGGTTGAGCGCCATCAGGTTTTGACGTTTCGCGTCTTCGGATTTTTGGACCTCGGTGGTTTTGACTTCCATGCGCATCTTTTCCGGAATGTCCTCAATATTCATTTCGAGGATGCTTTTTACGTTGTCGTAGTCTTCGGGACTCACCAACATGTCCAACCGATCCAAAAGACTGTCACTGTTTTTGACCAAATGCAACGTAAAGTAGAGCCCAATCTCCGAAATGGCCTCAGCCAACGATTCCACAGCCGACTCCAAAATGGCCGACCCCTGTTGCGCCAAAAACATTTGGAGCGACGGACTCGTTCCCGATTTGGCCGTTTGATCGGGCATCCCGAGCATGGCCTCCGACACTCCCGTGTGGAGGTCCAAATACCGCTTGGAATTCATTTCGGCTTCCAGTGTCCCCTGCGACACGTCGGGAAACGTCAACACTTTGATGTCTCGTTGGGGGTCGTCGGTCTTCAGGTTTTTAAGGGGATACAGGGATTCTTTGCGCCCAAAATCACTCCCATGCCTCGAAACGAACATCTGCAACGAGTTGAGGGCCAAACTGTTGATGCGCATATTGTGCAACGATGTGATTTCTTCTTGGACATGCTCAGCCATGCTCCCGACCCCCCTACTATAGAATAGGTAGGGAACCGGATAATACCTCATGTTGGTTATGGTCCGAACACCGAATTCGTTGGCCTCCACCCGAAGGATTTGTTTCCCCTCCTCGGAATACCAAACGACCACATCCTCGGAAAATCCATCCCCGTCCACATCCCAATACACATACGATTTCCAAACGTCGATCATGATCGTATTGTCGGTCATATCGGACTCGAAACCTTCGCGCTTCATTAGGGATTCTTTGTTGGTATCAAACTCTGATTTGATCGCATCCACAACCGAATCCACGTTCTCGAAGAAACCGTCCCGTTCCAATTCGCGCAACCTTCCGATGGTCCACCCCTCATAGCGAATGGCAATGACAGGTTGTTCCTGCAAATTGTCGATAGATTCCCGAACGTACACGTTCTCTATTCGGTGGGGCAGCGCGACCGGACCCGCATACGTGATCTTGTCGATCAATTGATTGGACCCGTCCGAAATGCGCTTGAAACGGATTCGCCGCTCCTGCCACACAACTTCCACGATTTGGTCCCCCAACGAAATTGCCTCATAGAGGCTGGATCGTAGGCAGGCCCCAAAGTTAGCCTTGGAGGGGGCCATCGCAATCCCATTGAGAAAGCGGGTCCACGATTCCATTTGATCATACAATTCGGGGAATTCCGTGGAAGCCGACCACAACGGGACCCTCTTGAGAAAGGCCCGCCTAACGTGCGAATAGACTCCATTCGTATTGGAGGACGCCACCGGGGGTACAACGTTGGATGCACCGTCCCACGGAAAGTTTTGGACTTCTTTGGCAGAACGTCCCTCCCGATGCTGCCGGTAGAGTTCCCATTTGCGCTCTCGCCCTTCCCGGATGCTCGATAGAGCGTCCCGTTCCGCGATCAAATAATCCAATAACAGGTTTTTTTGCTCATCGGTAAGAGTAATCCCGGCCTCATACAAAAAGTCGTCGGTGCTTTCCGGGGTCCCCAATCCCAAGTCGACGGGGTCAACGGACAAGTCGATGTCACGATCAGACATTTGATACTCCTTTGGTTGGGACCTCAATATCCCGTGTATGTTGATCGACCCAAAAGGGCCAATTCCTCGTGGTAGATGTCCTCTTCGTCTTGGAACGGGTCTACCGGAATAATGCTGGCCACAATTGCTTGGGCCGACATGTCCAAAATGTCCCGCAAATGACTTCCCGGGAATGAAACTCGCTCGGCGTTGAATTGGTCAGTCGTCTTGTCCGTAACGAAAAACAGACCCTGCTCAAACAGGGGTTGGTGCGCCGCCCGGATTCGGACGATTTTGTCGCTTTTGGCAGAAATGGCCGATTTTCTGATCCAGCATTGGCGCCGTTGTTCCTCTTCGGTTAAGATGTCCTTGAGTATTTTGAAGGGTCCCTGCGCTTCCAATACGGTTTTGCGTGGATTCCACCTCTCGAAAAATTCAAATAACCAGTCGATCACTTGATTGATTCGAACGTAGTCGGCCCTCAAGTCGGCCAAAATTCGCACCCCGTCCGGGGTCGTAACCAACGTGCCCACGACGGAACGGGACGTATTGTGGGATTTTTGGCTCCGTTCGGTACCGGCCGGGTCGCATGATACAACGACGTCGCAGTCACGCAAATCGAATTCTCGGTGGGACCATTCTCCGGTCATTTTGGAGACCAATTTGTAGGAAACGAACCAGCGATTGCGTCTTCCATCGAAGGTGACACTCGCTGTACCAGGATCATACTCCACGAATTCTGCGGTCTCATTCGTGTAGGGGTTATTGAGGAATTGAAGTAGGTAGGCCCATGGATCATCGCGTCTGATTTGATTCATGCGCTTGATACCCAACTTTTCGGGAAAGACCGGCTTCCCGTTTTCGATCGCCTGCCTATAATAGACTTCCCAACGGCCGTCGGGCACTTCATAGCGAGGAATGTCCTGCCAATACCCGTGGCGTCGTTTGATGTTTTCCATGCAGTATTCCCATGGGTCCTCAATTCCGTAACGGGTTCCAAGGGCCACTACACGGTTCTTTTCGGGCTCATCTACCAAGGTATGGATGTTGGTTCGGAACCATTTGGCCGTTCGAAGCATATCGGCCGTCGCCGATCGATTGACCGTCAATTGGTCGTCCCCCGATATGTCGTCCAACTTCATCAGTTCGACATGGATACCCTGAGTCGATGAACCAACCGAAACGGGTTGCAACGACGGCGCCGGTTTACGCCGGGTTCGGTTGGGTAGGATCATGGTCTCGTTGTTCCACCCGGGAGACCCCTTTTCGGGAACGTACTCGGGGTAAAGCCACTCAAAAAGTTCATTGCTATCAAAAATTCGTTGGGTTTCGTGAACAAAGTCGACTGCTCGGGACGTGATGGCCGATGCCAACCCAATCGATAGATCGGGATCACGCAAAAGCTCCCACGCGTTGGCCCCACAATCCAAGACCGTGGTTTTATAGAAGGAACGGGGTAAAAAGAAGGCCGACCAACTGCCGTGATACATGAAGTCTTGGTACGCATTGGCCAAATCCACGTGCAAATGGTTCGTGAGGCGTTCGTAGGGGCCATTGTAGGCAGCAATCCCCCTCAAAAAGAACCACAGGGAAACGTAACCGGCCTGACGAATCAATTCGCGGATTTCGGGGTTACCGGTCGAAAAGTTCCCCGTGAAGACTTCTTGGATCACTTGCTGAAAAACCAATGGTCCATCACGTTGACTCAGGATCGGGGCTTCCCGATGAGGTAATAACTTGATGGGTACCGGTTTTGGCTTGTGGATGGTAACCGTTTCCGGTGAATTGGTCTTCATGAGTTATTTGGGGCAGGCTCTTCATCTGAAAGCCAATCGCTGTTAAGGACCAACCCGTCGTCCTCGACGAACTCGTGGGGTTGCTCGAGTTTGGGGACGTCTTCGTAGAGTCCATTTTGGTCTGTGACAACTTCAAATCCTCCTTCCATGCCGTGGCGAATGGACGACAGAGCGTCCCTAAGTTTATCGATCGAAATGTTGATTTGGGTGTAGCGGGGTCCCCCCGCGTGGGAAAGGGCCGCCGCCTGCCGCTTGGTAAAGGCGTTGACAATGTCGCGGGCCGCCGTGATCCGGATGCGCTCATTCCCGGAAGCGAGGGCCGATTCGTAGGCATCCAACGCCGATCGATAGAGACGATTTTCTCGTTCGGTGAATTGGGTCCCCACAAGGTCCTGATCATGGTCGGGGTCCTGATCATGGTCGGGGTCTTGGTCAGGGTCCATCGAGGAGTCTTGGTCTTGGTCTTGGTGTTGGTCGGGGTCTTGGTCGACGTAGATTTCGTCGGGATTGAGGAGGTGGTCGGCCAAAATGGTTTCGCTGAAATGGGGCGAACGATTCATGAAAACATTGTGGCGCGTTTGGGGGGGTTGCGTCAAATTAAAATCTGTGATAAAATATTTAGTGAGCAATAAAGGAAGGGTTAATAAATGGAAATAGACTACGAAATGATAACTCCGACACAATTCGCCCACAAGTTTCACGAAAGTCGCCAAAACATTTATCGATGGATTCGCCTCCATCGACTGGGGACCCGGAAACGGGGGACCAATCGAGTTTTGTTGGGTCCCCAAGACGTGGAGCGATTGATCGAGTTATCGCAGCAGAAGGATCGGGCCCCCGTCACAAGGGAGTCCCGCAAACGATTGCCCAGTCGAGACTCGTTACGGATTGAGTTTGGTGTGGACAACCGAGATGTGGCCGAAGTGGGCTATAAGGCGCTCAGGGGCCACTTCGACGGGATCATCAAGCAATTGTTTAATGTGGTCTACAAGACCCAAGTAAAAACGGTCCCTCCCATACTCAAGGTGTGGTTTTTGTGGTTTTTGATGGAGTTTCCTCCCGTGTACGAGTGGCCCCACGAGTACGTGGGACTTAAGGGTCGGGGAGGATTTTGGATCGTTGTAAGTCAGAGGACCGGCAGGATTTTCATGGAGGAGGAGACCGTCCTCAAGCGTAAGTCGCAAACGGAACCTCAAGTGACAACTTGGAAGGATATATTGAGCAAAGGAGCCCAAAAATGATCGTACAAGGCGATTGGATTCTGGTAAGACACATCAAACGAAAACAGCGTGAAGGGTCCCTTTGGGTCCCCAACAGTAGCATGAGGGTACGCGCTGAAATGGGCGAAGCCCGTGTTCCCGGCTTGTTACCCATGGGTCAAGTATTGGGCGTGGGCCCCAAAGTCCGGGGTGTACGGGAAGGGATGTACGTTATCGTGGGGGATTGGGTAGGGGTCTCGGGCCCCGAAGATGGGACGGCCTTTTATAAGAAGGATCAATTGTTGGGAGTGGTGGAGGATGATCAACATGAAGAGGAGCGATCACATGGGTAGATGGGTGCTCAATTGGTTGGGGAGAGTGGGACAGAAGGCCGAACATCGTTTGTTGGATCGGTTGCTCAAACGGGTCATGAAGGTGCAGGTCGACGATGCGGTCAAAATGCAACGGTTGGCTCAAGAGATTTGTCGATTGGCCGATGGAGTTTTGTTTCGGGAGAAGGGGCAACACTTGTTTGGGGTCCAATTGATGTATAGGGAATTACGGGATCAGGACTCGTATGGGGTGGAATTGACCGTGATGACCACGAGAGATATGGGGGTTTTGTTAGAAATGGTGGATCAAATGATCGCAGATGATCGTGGGGATCATTTGTGATTGGTGGTTGGGGGAAT